GCCGCAGCGCCTCTTCCTGCGCGTCCTCGTAGAGGCTCACATCGCCCCCGAGAAGAGGTCGTCTTCCTCGCCGTAGGGCCGCTTGCCGGTCGCCGGCAGCATCGCAGCCGCAGGCGGCGTCGAGCCTTTGCCCGCCCCGCGCCGCGCGGCGACGCGGTCACGCAGCGCCTTGACGTAGTCCACGTTCTTGGCGCTCTGGTCGGCGTAGCCCTGGTCGAGCTGCTTCTGGCCGCGGTACGCGCCGTAGGCCTGACCGACTTGCGCGAGCGCCTGCGTCCACGACGGCGCCACGACCACGCGCCCGGCCTGCTGCGCCTGCGGCGCCTGCATGCTCTGCGCGCGCAGCATGTCCACCTGCGCCTGACGGCGCGCGAGCTTCTCTTCCTCGGGGCTCATCGCACCCGCCTGCAGGAGATAGTCGAAGTACAGATCGTCGTTCATGCTCATGCTGCTACCCGTCCGTAGTCCACCATCAGGTACCCGCTCGCGTGCCGCTTCACGAGGTCAGGCCGCACGGCCGCGACCTCCTGAGCGATGACGCCGCGCTGCGGGAACCCGGCCATCTCGTACTCGTAGATGCCGACGCCCAAGTCGGCGTGCGTGCCGACGCGCTTCACCCGGCGCTTGAGCCGCCGGTCGGAGAACATGAAGGCGGTCGAGGCCAAGCTGCTCAGGCCGCCCATCGTGTTCGCCATGCCCTGCTGCTGCGCGTTGAAGGCGTCCATGCCAGCCTGGTACTGCATGTTCGCGGCGTTCAAGAGCTGCGGCGTCTCCGCGATGCCCGATGCGTTGAAGCGCGGCATCTGCGGCATGCCGACCTGCTGGCCGGTCAGGAGCGCGTTCATCTCGTTGAGCGACATGCCGCGGCGCTGCTGCTGCTCGGCGATCGCCTGCTGCCGCAGCTGGTTCATCATGTTGGCGTACTGCATGTTCTGGCCGAACTGCTGCTGCTGCGCCTGATTCATCGCCTGCATGCGGTTGATGTCGAGGTTCTGCGCCTGATTCATCGCCTGATTGCCGAACTGGCCGGCGGCGAGATCCTGCGAGAACGCCTGCTGCCCGGCGCGGTTGGCAAGGTCGGCCTGCCCCATCATCTGGCCGAAATACTGCGCCTGCGCCTCGTTGCCGAAGCGCCCCGCGCCGACATCTTGGTTGAACGCCTGCTGCGTCGCCTGATTGGCGAAGTTGCCGGCGGCGAGACCTTGGTTGAACCGCTGGTCGGCCGCCTGATTGGCGAACTGCGCCGCGCCCATGTTCTGGTTGAAGGCCTGCCCCAGCGCCTGATTGCGGAACTGGTTGCCAGCAAGACCCTGCTGGAACTGCTGCGCGGCGGCGCGGTTGGCGGCCTCGGTTGCCCCGAGCGCCTGCGCATACGCCTGCTGCGTGGCCTGATTGCCAAATTGCCCAGCGGCAAGCGCCTGATTGAACTGCTGACCGAAGGCTTGGTTCTGCGCCTGACGCGCCGTGACATCCTGATTGAACGCCTGCCCGACCGCTTGGTTCTGGAACTGGTTCGCCGCGAGACCTTGGCCGAACGCCTGATTGGCGGCCTGGTTGGCGAACTGCCCGCCCGACACGTCCTCGTTGAAGGCCTGCTGCCGCGCACCCATCTGCATGCCGAAGAGGCGCTGCGCCTCCTGACCCGCCTGCCCGAGCGCGTTGTACCGTTCGGCAGCCTGCCGGCCGCCCAAGTCATCGAGCGCGCGCTGATAGCCGCGCGTGCCCACCTTGAAGCCGCGGTTCGAGAGGTCGGTCTCGAGCGACTGCTGCGCGAGCTGCTGCGCCGGCAGCATCGCAGTCATCAGGTCGGTCGCCACGCGGTCGCGGAAGGTGTTGTCGATCTGCGGCAGCGCCGGGTTGTCGCCCGTCGCCAAGCCGCGCTGCACCTGCTCGGTGCCGGTGCGCGTCGCCAAGCCGCCGCCGAAGCTGCCGAACCCGGTGTTGACGCTCGTCGGAGAGACGCCACGCTGCAGGCCGCCGAGCATCGCGTCGAAGCCCGACTGCACCGGCGTCTGCGCCGTGCCGGTCGCCAGCCCTGCGGTGCCGGGATCGACGCCGCCCACAAGGCCGGTCTGGCCGATGCCGCGCTGCACGGAGTCCGACATGGACCCGACGCCCATCTGCGGGCCGCCGAAGTTGAAGCCCGACACCACGCCGCGCGGCCCGACGCCCGTCTGCAGCCCCGGCGTGTAGTCGGCGACGCCCGTCTGCAACTGCCCCGGCGTTCCGGCAGAGGTCAGCGCCGGCAGGCTGTTCCAGTCGAAGGGCTGGCGGTACTCGTCCTGCACGCGGCCCATGAAGGCGTTCGCGAGGTCGCTGCGGCCCTGCTGGATGCCGATCTGCGAGTCGAGGGCGTTCTGCAGGCGCGGGTCGAGGCTCGTGTTCTGCGTCCACTCGGTGACCTGCTGCCCGGTCGCCGGGTCGGTCACCGCGCGCGTCGTCCACGACTCCGAACCGAACGGCGTGTTGATGTTCGGCCGGTTGGCGAAGTTCTGCGTGTTCAGATTCTCGCGCGATGCCTGCGCCTGCGCCTGTGCGGCGCCGGTGTAGTCAGGCGGCGGCGGCGTGCGTTTGCTGCCCATGCTCACTCTCCAGGTAGCGGCAGTTCTCGCGCCGCAGTTGCAAGATCACCAAGTCTCCACCCGGCGCACCGTCACGGATGCGCCCCACCTCCTCGAACCCAATGTGCCGGTCGAAGCGCAGCGCGCGCTCGTTCGTGGACGGCACCATGCCGATCAGCACGTTGAGCCCCGCCACGCCGAAGGCGTAGTCGAAACAGGCCTTGATGAGCTCGCGCGTCACCCAGTTGCCCTCGCCCGCGACGTGCATCTCGCACGACGCGCCGTTCCACGCATCGAAGCCCACCACGCCGCGGATCTTCCCCTCCGGCGACACGTTCGCGATGCACTTGAGCCACGGCGTCGGCATGTAGCCGATGCGCTCGCAAAGCCACCGCGCAAGCAGGTCTTGATGCGCGGTCTGGATCACAGCATCGCCTCCTCGGCGCCGAAGTCGCGCATCATCAGGAAGCGCAGCAGCTCGGGGTCGAGCTGCAGTTCCGGCGCGCCCGGCGGCGGGGGCGGAACCTTCGGCTGCGCAGCCGGCGCGGGCGCAGCCTGCTCGGGCTCGAGGATCTGCGGCTGGTAGGGAATCTGCTGCGGGGGCAGTTCCACGCCCGGCATCTGATGGATGTAGTTGAGCAGGTCGAAGTCAACCATCGACGGCGGGGGCGGAGCCTCTGCGACTCCGCTGTCTGCCGGGGCAGGCGGCGGCTGCGCAGCCATAATGAGCTCCGGCGGGATGCGCGCGCGGGTGTCCTGCAGGCCATAGTCCTGCGCAGGCGCGGGCTGCGCGGAGACGGGCGCCTCGCCCTGCACGGGCACAGGCTGGATGAAGTCGTACAGGCTGAGGTCGGCGAACGACGGCGCAAGAGGGCTGGGCGGCGGCGCGGGCGCGGCAGCCGGCTCGGGGGCGAGCTCAGCGCGCTGGTTCGGTCGCATGTACTCGAGCAGCCCGAAGTCCATGTCCACAAGCGGCGGCTGCCCGCCCGGCGCGGGGCGCGAGGCCGGCTCCGTCACCGAGGGGTTCTCGGGCACCATGCCGCCGTAGAGGTTCTGGCCGCCGGGGCGCGGCGCAAGAACATCGAACAGGTCGGGGTTGTAGCGGAAGTTCGGGTTGTAGCCGTCCGGCAGCGTCACGCCGTCCACGAAGCCAGGCATGCCAGAGGTCTCGCGGTTGCCATCGCGCCCTCGGCGATAGCCCGGCGGCAGCCCGTCGCGCTCACCCGGCGGCGGGGTGGACTTCCTGATGTCTTGCGCAGGAGTGCTCGACGGGTCGGGAGGGCGTCGTGCCTTGGGCGATGCAGGAGGAGGACGAACAGGCATCACCAGCTCCCGACCCGCCGAACTCATCCACGGGTAGGACAAAGCCTGCGGGCCGCTCGGGGCCGCAGGCGCGTTGCGCGAAGCCGCGCGCAGGGCGGCGATCTTGGACTCAGCCATCACATCACCCCGCCGGCTTCAGTCAGCATGTGCGAAGACGTGAAAATCGTGCCCGGCAGGCCGCGCACCTTCATGCGCAGGCTCGCGTAGTAGCCGAGGCCCGTCGTGCCTACCCACGCCTGGTAGGAGTTCTGCGAGCCCGACCACACCGCCACGTTCCAGAGGCCCGTGTTCCAGAAGCCCGCGTTGGTCGTCGTGTACGAGGGCGAGCCGCCCACGTTCGCGAAGGTGTACTGCGTGTTGACCTGCAGCTTGACGGACGGCGGCGAGGAGCCGATGAAGATGGGCCGCGCGAGGCCGAACTTCTTGAGCGTCGCCGGGCTGCCGAAGGCGTTGAACGCCGTCTGCACGTCCCCCTCGATGGGGTTGCCGTTCGACCCGTCGGTCTCGACGCCGTCGTTGTTGCCGTAGAGCCCCTTGGCGACGCGGCCGTCCTCAAGGCCGAAGTAGAGCTGCCCATTCAGCAGCGTGCAGCAGGCCATCGGGATCGCCGTGAAGGTACACCACGCGCCCGTGTTCACGTTCATCGCGTACTGCGTGTAGACGCCGGCGTCCTCGGGCAGCTTGATGACAAGCACGTCGCTCGAGGGCACGACGAAGATGTCCCACGACACCTCCTCGCGCAGCTTCGCGATGAGCGGCGAGAGCACCGACTGGATCTTCTGCGAGGGGCCGGGCTGCGTCTCGCTGAACTGCCCGTTTACGAGGCGCGACATCGGCACGAGGCCGAGCTCCGAGAGGAGCATCACGTCGCCACCGTAGGCCGTGAAGAACCGGCCGAACTTCGGCACCGGGCCGCAGTACCACATGCCGCGCAGGCCGAACTTCGTCGGGTCGGACGGGTCGGTGCCCGTCCACACGCCGATGTCACCCTGCGAGCCGACCACGACCAGGTGGTCGTCGATGCCGACGCCCGCGTCGAGCGTCCAGTTGATGAGGCCGCGGATGACGCCGCCGTTGCGCAGCAGAGAGCCCATCTCGAAGTCCGAGGCCGTGCCCGTGATGGCATCGACGGTGTCGAGGTAGTACACGCGCGAGTCGTTGTTCGGCACGAACCACACGCGGTTCTTGAAGACCGCGACCTCCTTGAGCGAGGCCGGCAGGCCCGTCACCGTGCGCTTGAGCCAGCCCGTGCTCGTGCTGTAGGTCCAGTAACCGGCGCCCGGTGACACCGCGAGCAGGAACACGTCCGCGCCGTTCGCGAACTGCGTCACGCTCCACACGTCGTCCGTCGAGCCCGTGCTCGACTGCGCGAGCGACGGCGTGCCCGTCGTCACGTCGTAGATGTTGCCGCCCGCCGCCGCGAAGACCTTGTTGTTCGCCGACGCCGGGGCGTTGTACGCGAAGATGGACTTGATGGGCAGCGCCACCGACGAGGTGTGGTACTGCCACCCCTTGCGGATGACCGTGCCCGTCTGCGTCGGGATCATGTTCTCGAGCACGAGCGCGTCGGTCGGCTGCATCGCGCTGATGGGGTCGCGGTAGTTGAGACCGCCCACCGGCGAGGGGATCGTGAACATGTCCGCCACGCGCGCGGCCGCGGCGCGGCGCGGCGTCTTGAACTGTGCGAGCGGGACGAGCGGCACGGTCAGTTCCCGTAGCCCGTGTCGGGCAGGTTGTAGACCGCGTTGATGTACGGATAGCGGCGCGAAGCCGCCATGTTGAGCACCACCGCGCCCTTCTCGTTGCCCTTGCGGTTCTCGAAGTTGACCTGGAAGTCGCGCATCGCGGCGCTGCTGTCGAGGCCCTTCATCTCGAGCCACTTCACCCGCGCGAGCTGCGTCACGAGGTGCGAGTCGAGCAGCACCGTGTCGCCGTTCTTGTTCGCGCGGTTCTTGTAGAGCGTCGCGTTGTCGGCGTCACGCACCCACGCGAAGGACTGGTAGAAGAACGTCAGGTCCTGCGCCGCAGTCGGAGGCGCGAGGATGTAGATCTGGTTGCCGCGGATCTGCCAGTAGAAACTCAGCGTCGGCAGCGTCTGCCGCACGAGCAGCTCCTGCCACGCCTGCGGCGAGACCGGCCCGATGGCCGGCCACTGCATCGTCGAGTTCCACTGCGTCTGGTCGATGAACTCGTAGAAGTCCTCGGGCAGCGTGAACGCCTGCTCCTTGATGCCAGGCGTGGACGCCTGGATGCTGAGGGTGTGGGTCTTCGTCAACTCCTGCCAGTCGGCCATGCCGAGCAGGTCGATGCCCGCGAGGTTGACGGACTGCACCATCTGGACCACGGCGGGGTCGGAGTCCCCCGCCGGGTCCGCAGGCGCTGGGAAACTTACCAGCTGCGCGACGTTCTGGACGATGGTCCCGAGCGTGTTGTCAGTGATGATCTGGTAAGGCATGAGGCATCAACCTCAGTTCTTCTTGCCTTTGGCGTCGTTCACCATCTTCGTCAGCGCCTCGAGCGAGACCTGCAGATCCTCGATCTTCGCGTCGCGGGCCTTGAGCTCCTCGTTCATCTTCTCGAGCGGAGCGTTGCCCTTCGCGAGCTCGAGGAACGCCGCCGCGGCGCGCTTGTCCTCGTTGAAGCCCATGAACTTCTGGCCGAGCGAGTCCGGCGCAGCAGCGAGCTGCTCGACGGTGTGGACGTTGAAGAACTTGTACTCCTCGACCTTGCCGCCCGTCATGCGCGGCAGCGCCGTGAGCGGCGTGCCCTCGACGCTGTTGCCCTGGCCGGCCTTCCACTTCTCGTAGCGCGCAGCGAAGCGGCGCGAGTCGATGGAATCGACCGGACGGTCGATGACGCTCAGCTTGTCGCCAGGGACCATGATGCGGATGCAATCCACCTCGCGGTAGATCGGGCGGCCGGCGGCTCGCGAGTCGCCGAGGTGCATCATGGGCTTGCGGTAGAACTGCACGAACAGCTTGTCGTCGTTCACGAACCGGGACTCGTCGAGACCCGGCGCGTCGAGCACGCTGTTCCAATCGGTTGACACTGTGGTGGTGTTCACCTGCACGGGAAAAACTCCTCTTCTGGTTGTGGAAAAGGGGCAGTGCGGGAATCACCCCGCACCGCCCCGCTCTGCTGCTGGATTACAGCGTGACGCCGACGGTCGGGTAGCTGAACAGCGCGTCCGCGTTGACGGCAGCCGCACCGCCAGTCGCGGTGCCGAGGACGAGGCCAACGATCGCCTCGGCGCCCGCAGTGCCGTCGTCGTCCAACGCGCCGGCCGTGGCCGTCGTGTTGAGGCGCGTGCCCTTGGCGGCCGATGCGAGCGTGCGCACGCTGCCCTTGCCGTACACCTGGAACCAGCCGTACTGGTTGTCCGCGAGGCCGGCCTGAGCGACGCCGATGCGAGAACCAAAACCAGCCGCGCCGGGCGCGGTGTTCGTGGTGCTCGCCATCGCGAAGTCGAAGCCAGTCGCCTCGACGCACGCGAAGAAGGCGGTGACAGCGCCGTCCGCGCGGCCGTAGATGAACTCCTGATACCCGAGAACCGGGTCGTCGAAGCCGCCGAGCGTGCCGAGCCGGAAGGCCGGAACGTCGGTGGCGGCGGTGACCGCGGTCTTGTCGATGCCGATGATCTGAGACATGTCTTTTTCTCCTGAGAAGAGCCTCGGTAGGCAGGGGTCACCTACCTACCAAGGCAAGGTGACCCCCACCACGAGGTCGTTAGTTCTGGATGCGGCCCTGGAACTGCGCGCCCGACGAACAGAGGTTGCCCGCCCACGCGAGGATCTGGACCTCGGCATCCTGCGAAGTGGAATACCGCTTGCCCGGCGACAGCGAGACCATGTTCCGGTCACGATGCGGCCGCAGGAAGAGGTACTTCGTGTTCAGCATGAAGCCGGTGTTGGCCGGGCAGTAGCCGCCGATGCCGCCGTCCAGGACCACGTCGGCGTCCATGAACTTGAGCGTCGGGAAGCCGAGGCTGCCCTGCGCCGGGTCGGTGAAGCGCTGGTTCGCCTGCAACGACGCCGTGTAGATGCCCCAGTAGTTGGCATCGAGCACGATGAGGTCGGGACGATCCGAGCCGCGCACGAGCGACGCCCAGAGCGTGTTGAGGCCGGTCTGCATCTGCGCGCCCGTGGCGGGCGGCGTCACGCCGGCGGCCGAGAAGTCGTACAGCTTCGACTGCCAGAACGTCCAGGTGGCGCGGTCGATTCCACCGTAAACGCCGGTCGCGGGGTTGGAGGGCACAGCCGCGTTGAGTCCGGTGATCTCCTTACCGCCCGACCCGGTGCCGTCGGAGTAGATCGACTGCGCGAGACGGTTCGCCATCGTGGCCTCGGCCACGTTGATGCGCGACTCGAGCAGGTCGATGAACGCCTCGCGGCCGCTGTTCTGCAGCATCTCGAGGCCGCTCATCACGACCGGGCAGGCGAGCTGCTTGATGCTGAACTCGGCGGCCGAGATCACGTCCTGCGCGGCGATCGGCAGGGTGTCGTAGCCCGAGTAGAAGGCAGCGTTGCCGTTCTCGGCGAAGCTGAGCTCCTGCAGGATGGACGAGCCGCCGCCGAACGGCTTGATGTTGCCGCGCTGCTGCAGGCGCGCGAGGAGCGCGTTGTTGCGGGTGACGTTGTCGGCGATCGAACGCGACCGGTTCTGGATGGTGGTCGCGACGATGTCGCTCACATTTGCGAATGGCATGATTGAAACTCTCCACAAAAAATTGAACTGGGGATCACTCCCCGCCCTTTTTCGTGGCCTAAACGAACCTGTTCAGTCCGGTCAGTCGCGGTGGGCGAATGCGGTATTCCGCGTATCGCTCCGTCGAGCTTCGGTGGCTGCGGCGCTGGGCACACAACGGGCACGGCGAACCATGCCCGTTGTGTTTATACCATCATCGTGCGGTTTGCACAAGCGCCGCTTCGATGGCCGAGCGGACATCGGTCGGCGTCGGGGCGGGACCGGCCGGCGCGGCCGAGCCCGACACGCTCACCGCCGCCCGCTTGGCGCGCGCGGCAGCGTCGTTCACCTGCTGCGCGCCCTGGGAGCGCGAACGGGTCTCGAGCACCGAGCGCACCCGCGGGTTCGTCAGGCAGGCCTGACGGTAGGCGTCCTGCAGGGTCAGCTCCCGGCCGCGGCGCTGGGCGACTTCCATCAGGTCGGCCATGTCCTCGCGCACGTCCCCACCGAACTCGGCCTGCTCGATGAACCGCTCGACCTCGGAGGCCGCCTCCTGCTGCGCACGCTGCGCCTGCGCGGCCTGCTGCTGCTGGAACTGCGACATGAACTGCTGCACCGGCGCGAGCTGCTGCTGCAGGATCTGCTGCACCTGCGTCGAGGCGGCATCGCCCCGCGGCACTTCCCCGGCCAGCGCCTGGTCGAGCTGCTCGATGAAGTTGTTGCCGAAGCGGCCGACCCCGAACTGCTTCACGATGCCCGCGACCATCGTCGCGAGCTCCGGCGCCGTGCCCGTGCGCAGCCGCGCCGCGGTGCTCATCAGGTTGTCGATCGCCTGCAGCGGGTTGCTGTTCTCGGCCTTGATGAACATCTCGTAGGGCCGGATGACGTTGGTCAGCTGCTCGGTGAAGCGGCGCGCCTCGACCGACTCGGCGA